CCTTTTCAGGTACTCATTTAATTCGTATGAGAGGTGGTGCTGGGCAAGTAATGGGCCTGGATATGGGTGGCAGTAGTGACATTGATGCAGGTAGAATACGTTACCATTTAACTGACGATACCTTAAGATTTTTTACTGAAAGCACTCATCGTGCGACTATTGATTCAGATGGTCTTAAATTTGGTACAGATACAGCAGCTGCCAACGCACTAGATGATTACGAAGAAGGGACTTGGACACCAGCATATATTGGTTCATCAAGTAATCCAACTCTTACTTATGATATTCAAGGTGGTCGTTATGTTAAAATTGGAAGAGTGGTTCACTGTGAAGGGAGATTAAGAACTGATGCAAAGAGTGGTGGTAGTGGAAATCTGAAAATAAGTGGACTTCCATTCACATCAGCACCAGAATCCACAGTCAGAGGAGCACTTGATATTGGTGTAGCAACAGCATGGGGATCAAATAGACCAACAGAGGGGATTGTTACACACAATAGTACAGAAATTGGTCTTTTTAGAAATACTTCAAGTGGTAATTCAAATATAACTACTGCTGATATGGGTACTACAGGAAATGATAATAACTTTCAATTTTCAGTTACTTATATGGCGGCATCATAAATAAATTGCTATTAAACCTGTCTCCCACAGTCGTGGGTTCCTAATATGGCTTCTTATACAGAAAGACAATTACTTAAGGAAGAGATTCTTCCAAATCAAACAATTCAATTAAGAATTGAAACTGTCACATCAAAAGATGGTGTTGACATTGGTTCACAATATCACAGAACTGTATATCATCCTGGTGAAGATGTATCAGAAGCACCTGCTGAGGTTCAAGCAATTGCTGCTGCATTGTGGACAGATGAAGTCATCGCTGCTTATCAAGCATCACTGGCGCCAGCAGAATAACTGTCCACTAGGGGTTGACACAGCAGTGTGAGACCCCTAGATTAAAGCAGTTGAACAATCACCATGGACACCAGAAAACTTGAATCTCTTGAACCATCAGATTTAGAAAATCTGATTGAGATAGCAGAGGAGAGAGCAAAAGATTTAGAAGTTACAGTAGATTACTATCTCATGGAGTTCCTATGACACATGGCATAACAACAAAAGAAAAGATTTTACTTGCCATGATACAGGTGGAAAATCTAATCAAACTTTGCAGTAACAACTCTTCAAAAGCAATGCTTTATAGTCATTTGTTTTCTATTCAAAATGAGTTAAATGCTCAATTGACAGATATGAACAAAGACAGTAAAATTGAGGAGTAATTTACAGGAGAAGATGAAGTACCTCTTTGTTGTTGACCACTATGTCCCATTTCCACAATCAGAATATGGTGGATTATGGAATGTAATTGCTTCTGATGAAGAAGAATGTTTTGACCTCATCACTGATGATGAAGATTATCCTCAATATTTCTCAAAACTCAGAGAAAATATCTCCAAGTGCTCTAAATACGAATTGGTTGGTGAACAAGAATCAACTGTTGTTAGTTCATTTCTTACCTAATATGTCAGAACCACGTCAGAAAGACCCCTCAGACCCTCTATATGACCCCTGTGATAAATGGAATGAGTACAAGGTAGACTTGCATTGTAAGGAGTCACATGGAGTCTCAGAGACAGATCCAGATGCAGAGCAAAAGATTGCAGCATGGGAGAAAAGGCATCAAGATAAAGTATTAGATGATTTCTGTGATAATCATCCAGGTTCACCAATGTGCAAAGTCTTTGATGTATGACTGATTCAGAAAAAGCAGCACTCAATCTTATGATTGAAAGTGTTCTTAAACCAGACTCAAAACTTAGAGGTTGTGCATACAATCAAGGGTGTTATGATGAATTGATGCATTGGCGTCAAAAGATTCTAGACATGCTGTATGATTGTGGAGATGGCAACTGCCCTATTGACTAATTCAATTCTTTATTATGGAACTTCCCCTTGACTTCCCCCATCAACCCCCAGAAAACTTCTCATATGAGGTGCAAGATCACAAAAGGAATGTGGTTGCTATTTGGTTACGGCATCACTGTAAGTATTCTTACACTACTGATGATGTTAGGACTATTTGGGGATTCTACAATGGAAAGAAGAGAGAATACTATGCCCCAATCAACTCTAAAAAGGCAGGTAAAGTAGTAGATATCAAAGATACAAGAAATTACACTGCAATGCAATTAAATCTCAATCCATTAGAAAGAGCATTCTTATGAACGACTTTGACCCATCAACCATAACTTTATCTTCTCCATCAAAGCAATTTGCTTATGAGAAGTTATCCAGACAGATTGAGGAGTGTAATGATGTAAGCACTCTTAAAGAAGCACTTAGATGTTATATCAAACTTTACTTTAAGCAACAAGAAACCATCTCTGTTATCTGATGAATAAAGTTTATGAACCCTGTGAGAATGATTACATCAAATGGAGGGAACATGAGGGATGGGTCTATTTCAAATGTGAAGACTACATCACAATTGAAATACTTGTAAAGGACAAACCATGTAAATTGAGTGATCATTTACATAAAAAAGATCACCTGCTATTAGTTTGTTATAAACAATACTGGGATGAGATAATATATAAGAGAACAAGACAATCAAGGTATCATTCATAATGAAAAAAGAACTGATTGGAGTTGCTGTATTGTTAGCAACATCACTATTGCCAGTTGAGGCATCTACACATAAGACAAGAACAGAGAATGATTTTCTCAACAACCCAATTGATCATCCTGAGGATTACTATACAAATCACTCAATGGGTTGTTTACTTCTTCAAGAGTGTAAGGATGGTGTTGTTGAACTCACTTCAATCAGTGACCTTGAAGAGTATTATGGGAAGGATTATAATGTTGGTGAAGAGTTTAACCAACTCATTGAGGTGCTTAATAGGGTAGGATCTAAAGTTTATATTGCACCATCAGATTACTTTCCTCCTCTTAACAGAGGTGTGTATCATACAATGAGTAATAACTTCTATCTTAATGATGCATTCATGCACAGAGAGGGTGTATTGATGTCAGTCATGAGACATGAAGGGTGGCACGCAGCACAAGATTGTATGGGTGGAAGTATTGATAATAACATCATTGCTATTATTAAACCAATGGAGGAAGTTCCACAGTTTTGGAGAGATATGGTAGACAGAACATATCCTGAAAATGTAAGAGCATGGGAAGCAGAAGCAGCATGGGCTGGTAGAACAGAGGGCATGACTGTTGATGCACTTAATGCATGTGCCACTGGTGCAATGTGGGAGATTTATGAACCCACACCTTTGACTAGAAAGTATCTAATTGATGAAGGATTTATTAAAGAGTGAAAATTTGTTACATAGTCCATATATAGTACATACAAGAGACAGTATAAGGACTGTCCACTACCCCTTGACGTAGGGGTTCAACTGATTTAATATAGTAAAGTAGTCAATCAGGAGCACCTCTCATGCCTATCATGTCCTATGGTCAAAAGTCCAAGTATCGTATCACTTTGGAATTAGATGTACTGGAAGACTTCAACCCTCATCAAATTGACTGGCAGAAACTGTTGGGAATTGAGGGAAGTGAAAAAGTTAATGCATATGTAGAAGATCTGTCTACTCCTGATCGCTGGTAGGAGAGAAATATTAGTCAAAGATTATCCATTTTTTTCCTGCATACACATGGGAGATAAATACTTTTTGGTATTGTCTCCCTTTCAATAATGAAAACATTTCAACAATTTATGACTGAAGTGTATGACAAAGATGTCATGGACAGGTCACAAATTAAACAAACTGGTGAGGGTGGACGTAAAGAACCCAAGAGAGATACTGCAAGTAGACGTAAACCAGGTGTAAAACCAAGAGTTAAAGCTATTGGTGGTGGTAAAACTGCCCCTGTTGGTGAATATAAGGATAGAAAAGATATTGGTGCAACCAAAGCAAGAAGTGATAGAGAGCAACAACCAACAAAGGAGAGAGGTTCTGCTGAGGTTAAGCAATCATATGCTGATAAAGTAAAAGCAGAGAGAAAGAAAGCAGCACAGGCAAGAATTGCTGCTAAGAAGTCAGGTGGAGAGGTAAAGAAAGATACTACAAGTGCAAAGAGTGCTGAGTCTCAGGCATCTAAACTCTTGAAGAAGAAAGCAGAAAAGAAAGTTAATCCTAATTATAAACCAAGACAGGCATCTGGTATGACCAGACAGGAGAGAATGAAGCAACAAAGAAAAGGTGAGACCATGCTGCGTGGTATCATGAAGGACCAGGAAACTGCAAGATATAAGAAAGAAACAGGACAAAATCCTGATGCAAAAGCAAGAACCAAGATCATGGGTAGAGTTCACAAGAGAATGTCTACTTGATATTGTTTGTAACCTTTAAAGGTCCTCAGTTCTAAAGACTTCAAATGAAAAAACTCATTGCTTCAATGATTGCTGCTGCTAGCATCTTTGCTCCCACTGCATTACTTGCAGAAAATACATTTGAAGATCATGTGAATCTTTGGACTGCACTTCAAGATGTTGGTGTAACAACTATCTTGAATCATAAGATTCATTGTAAAACAAATGCAAAAATGGATGGTATTTATTTTCCATTTGCTGCAATGCTTGTGATCTGTCAAGATCTGGCAAAAGGAACTGATGAAGCATATTGGACAAAAAATGATCTAGATACTTTAAGACATGAAGCACATCATATTGTGCAGGATTGTGCTGTAGGTGGTCTTGGTGATGGTAGAGCAGCACTGCTTTTTGCTGAGAAAGATGAGTTTAATTCTGTTGTCTTGCCTATTTTAGGTGCTGCAAGGGTGCAACAAATTAGAAAAGATTATAGTTTTTTATCTGAGAAGGATATTAGATTAGAATTAGAGGCATTTGCTGTTGCTGATACTGTCCCAGCAGCATCTATTGCTGCAAAGATTAAACAATTTTGTGAAATATGATATAATTATTGTTAGTAACCCCCAAATGTCCACATTATTGAACACACTCACCAAATAATGAACAACTCTTCCCAAATCTTAATTGAACTTGATGAACTGCGCAAGATGTGGCGTGTTCAGGATTTTAACTATACTCAAGCACAGCAAGCACGTTATGAAGAATTGATGGGACTTCGTAAGGCATTTATTGAACATTGGAAGGAAGAGGGTCGTGTTTGGGTTGGACCATCTAATGCAGGTAGCAACTTTGATAAGGAGGAAGGAGAAGAATGATGTTTGTAAGTATTGGTCACTGGGTGAATAGTGATGGATTAAGTGAACCTTTCACTGTTGAAACTGAATATGATGATAAAGACTTAATTGAAAAAGTTGTGAAAGACACATATCCTGCTGCCACAGTTTATATTGTCAAAACTGAAAAAATATGGTGATAGATTGTTAGTAACCTCCAAATGTCCACTGTAATGTAACCACTGACTGAAATGCCCCAAACTCACATTGAACATCCTGAAGACACCATTTTGACTGGTGACTTGACTGCTATTGAAGCACTTTATGCTAAAGGTAGTAAAATCTCCATGAAGATGGATGGTATGTCTCTTGTTTGGGGCACCAATCCTCAGAATGGTAAGTTTTTTGTCTGCACCAAAGCAGCATTTAACAAGAAAAAGATTCGCCTTTGTTATAATCATGATGACCTTTACAAGTATTTTGGTCATCAAATGGAAGTGTTTGACATTCTGTCTCACTGCTTAAAGTATCTTCCAAGGACTGAGAATATCTACTGGGGTGATTGGTTGGGTTTTGGTCGCTCTCATGTGGTTGAACAAAACACTCTAACTTATGTTTTTGCTGAGAAACCTGAGCAGAAACTTATCATTGCTCCTCACACACAAGTTTTTGTCACTCAAGACAATCTTTTGTGCAATGCTGTGTGTAAACCACTTGAAGAAATCTTTGATGACACTAACATTGTAAAGTGGGTACAACCTTCTGTTGATCGTCCTGTTCCTACTGAGATTGATATCACTGATATTGCTGTTGAGAAGATTCAGTTTATGACTCCCTCAGAGGCATCTGTGGCAGTCAGGAACATCAATGGTCTCATTCGTGAGGGTGTTGAGTTGACTGACACTGTACTTCTTGATGTGCTGGGTGATGTCTACCTTGTGAATCTTTATCAGATGGTGATTGAGATGAAGGAAGAAGTCATGGACAGCATGATCATCAATGATGCACCTTTGACCTTTGTTTATGAAGACATTCAGGTTGATGGTGAGGGATTTGTTATCTACAATGAGTTTGGTACATACAAACTTGTAGATCGTCCTTGCTTTGCTTATGCTAACTTCAACTCTGGTAAATTTGCTAACAACTGATGATTAACTTTATTCTTATTTGCATCATCATCTATTTGATGTGGCAGAGCACAACCTTTAGATCAAAATTATCTAACTTTTTCAAAAGAATCTCAGATAAAGTAGCACCATGAATGAGGATGCCTATAGAACAGTAAAGGGGTGGATGATGAAAACCCCTGATGTATTTCAATTCAATAGAGATATATTTTTAGCACATCTGTATAGATTAGTTGATATCTACAGCAGATATAGGGAAGAACTTAATGAGCAAGAATTTGAAGAAGTATATTATGCATTAGAACATTTATTTTCTGAAGATCATTGTTAGTAACCTCCAAACGTCCACCATAGTGTAAGCACTCAACTTCATGAAATCTTATCCTCTTGGTATTGACAACCCTATCCTAGTCAAAGGTGTGATGGGTTCACATAAGTGGGCAATCTATTGGAAAGATGATATGATTAAAATTGCTACATTTAATAGTCAATTTCAAGCATATCAAGCAAGACAATCTATCTTGAATTTTTATGATGAACAAAGCACAAGTTGTTAGGGTGGTGAGAGAAACTGCCCTGAAAGCAGATCCTAAAATGACTAGGGAAGATAAGCAGAAAGTCTTCAACAATGTTGTTGATAATTTGCTGAGAGATGGTAAAATTACCAAAAAGCAACAAATGTCCTGGACTCACCCATTCTGATCATCATGAACAAGTTTACAATCACAATTGAAATTGAAACCTATTCTGATTCACCAGAGGATTGGATTGCTGAAAGTATTGTAGATCAACTGGAGGATGGAGAGCAAATGAACTACATCAAGGTGGAAAGAAATGAATCCTGAAAATACATTGACTAGGAAACAAATTCAAGAAAAGTATATCCATTGGGATCTAGAACAAATGAGTGTTGATGATCTTGAGGAGTTTTTTGTGAACACTCAGACAATGATGCTTGATGATCTTGATGATGTTGAGTTAGTGAAAGAGGTCAAACATTTTGCTCCTCACATAGTTGAAAACATCACACTTTCTGTGTAGATTGTTAGTTACCTCCAAATGTCCTTATTATTACAACACCACATTCATACATGACTCTGACTCTTCGCCCTCACCAACAAAGGGCACTTAATGCACTGCACCAAAATTCTATTGGTCAGTGTATTTTCCCCACTGGTGGTGGTAAAACTTTGGTTGGAATCATGGATGCAAAGCGTCGCTTTGAGGTGAAGTATCCTAGGACTATTATTGTTGTTGCTCCTAGGATTCTCCTTGCTGAGCAACTTTGTTCTGAATACATGGAGCACATTACTAATGCAAATGTGCTTCATGTTCACAGTGGTGAGACTAAACATTTCAAGACAACAAAGTCTGATAGAATCAAACTGTTTGTTGACATGTGTCACACAGTACAAGAGCATGTGATCATCTTCACCACATATCACTCCCTGCATCGCATTCAAGAGGCAGATATTGCTGTAGATACTATCTACTTTGATGAGGCACATAACAGTGTTCAGAGACACTTTTTCCCTGCTACTGAGTATTTCAGCAACAAAGCAGATCGTGCTTATTTCTTCACTGCTACCAGGAAAACTTCTGTCACTATCAATAAACCTGGCATGAATGATCATGCTGTCTATGGTGATGTGATCTGTCGTGTTTCTGCTCCTGAACTTGTAGAAGGTGGATACATTCTGCCTCCTAAAGTGAAAGTTATTGACATGAACAAGGTTGATAAGAAGTCCCTAAATCCCATGATTGAGAGTAACAACATCATTAAATCTATTGATGACATCAACATCAAAAAGATTCTTGTTTGTGCTAAAACAACCAAGCAGTTGGTGACTATCTTCCAGACTGATTTTGCTTATCAGTTGGAACAAAGGGGATACTCCTATTTGTACATCACTGCCAAGACTGGTGCTGTGATTGATGGTAAGAAAGTGAGCAGGGAAGTATTTTTTGAGACCCTGAATGCATGGGGCAAAGATTCAGATAAGAAATTTGTTGTTCTTCACAGGTCCATCCTATCTGAGGGCATCAATGTATCACAACTTGAAGCAGTTATCTTCATGAGGAACATGGATGTGATTGAACTGACACAAACTATTGGTAGGGTATTGCGTAAAGGTGGTGCTGAAAAGACCTATGGTTTCTGCATTGTTCCTTCTTACAATCAGGTGGGTGTGAGCACTGCAAAAGCACTGCAAAAGGTTGTGGACATTGTATTTGAGCAAGGTGAAATGCTTGATTCTGTTGTGAGGAAGTAATGCTTATTTTCTTAGTGCAAATGAATATTACATTCTCAGGATTTGTGCCTTATGATTGCACCAGACACACTCAAGTTCAGAGAGATAATTATATTGAAAAAACATGCATAATTGAATCATATGAAGAAGAATCAACAACCAACAAATAGTAGCATACTGGACACAGATCCTGGTCCATTATCATTTATTGTTGGAAGTTGGGAGGATGCTGACACTTTCTATGCTGCAATTCCATGTGGTAATATGATAGCAATAGTGCATAAGTGTCAGATTATCAAGAAGTGTAGAACCACACAATCTGCTAGGAACTTCATATCAAAACATCAAAAGAGAAGGAAATAAAGTTAGTAACCTCCAAATGTCCCCTATAGTATGAAACAAACCAATCCTTACATTGAAAACCTTGTCTCCATGGGATATGATAGACAAGATTGTGAAGTAGTTTCCACTATGTTCCAAAAACACACATTTCCTTGTGTGATTCATGGTAGAAAGTTTGACACTGAAGAACAGTATTATTCTGAACTTCATGAATACATGAATGGTCTTTGATTGACATGAACACCAAAACTTACACACTTTTTTCTGAACTTTCTGACATTATGATCACTTCCAACCTTGTTCATCAGTGGGATCTAGACATTGCTCCTGCACTTCGTGAGTTTGCATTATCAACTGGTGCTGACTTTGACATGTGCTGTGACTTTGTGACTGATAACTATGATGTGAAACTGAATGATTTCATCTTTGATCAAATCTATGACATTTGTCAAGAATGTGCTGTGTGATATTGTTAGTAACCTCCAAATGTCCTCTATGGTGTAACCACAACTCAAACCACTATGAAACCATTCCCACATAAAGAAGTCAATGCAATTGATCATGAAATGTGTGAACTGAGAGATGAAATTTCCAAACTGAAAATTGCTCTTCAAAATTCACAATCTTGCCTGAATGCATTGTATCAAAAGAAAAAAGATCTGATTGCTGATGCAAGTGCAGAAGGTAATCTTTTTGAGCAAATGTTTGGGACTGACACACCACTAGCAGAGACATATGGTGGGTAATAATGTTAGTTACCTCCAAATGTCCTCTATAGTATAGGGACAGGACTTCTTCCCTGAGATTGCTTCTCTTCTTAGACTTCTCTCTCAGGGTTGTTTCTCCACCACCAACACACTACATTTATTTTTTATCATGGCAACTTGGCAAGCAGATTGTTGGTTAGGTTCTGAAAGTGGGGAGCAAACTCTTCAAGTTCAATCCAACACTATTCATGGTGCAGAATCACAATTCAGACGCATTTATGGTGCTGAAACTGTAAGAAACCTCAGGGAAGTTTCTGGTGGTTCTTCTTATTCTGGTGGTGGTTTTTCACTGCCTGGATGGAACACCTTTAAGTATCTTGTAGCAGGATTCTTTTTGTTGATGGTGCTCACTAATGTGGGACAAAATGAGGAGATGAGTAATCCTACACCAGCAACAGATAAAGTGGAATTGAATTCATTTATGGATGGATATAAACCATGAATAATGTTAGTAACCTCCAAATGTCTGCTATAGTGTAACCACTTGATCTCATGCCTTTCACTTCTGAACTCACCTTTGCAGTGATGAATCCTGAATTTTCAGGAGCATACATTGCACAATGTGATGATGACATTTCCACTACAAAACTGTTTGATAACAAAACAGAAATGTTGTCCTGGATTGTTTCAAAACTAGAAGTGGAAGGTTATGAAACTGTGAAAACTACTATCTTGAACAGAGATGGAGTTGTTGATAGTAAACTGAACAGTAAGTTTGCTGTGTATAGTATTGATGAAGACCTCTGTTATAAGTGGGGTCCAATTGATCCTGTATGTGGACAAAACATCAGGGTTAAATATCATTGATTAGATGGGCATTGTAACACATAATTGTGGTGGTTACAGTGTTACATATAAGACCCATTGTTGCTGATAAAGTATTTCCACCACCACACACAAAATTTTTTTTCTTCCACTATGATTTTAGACCCAACTCACTCTCAGCACATTGACTTCAATGCTTGGTTAGAAAAATGTCCAGTTCTATGGTATAAGTTGGATTCAGATGAGGACCAACAAAGTTATCAATTTTACATAGACACAAAGGATTGGTCAGAAGAAGAGGATGAGACTGAATCATGAACAAGTTTTATCTTCTTCTTTTTATTGCATCATTGGCATCACTACTAGGTGTTGAAATCATGAATGCAATTGATGCAAAAAAGATAGAAAAATTAAATGCTGAAATGCGTGCAGAGTTTCATGAAAATAGAAAGAAAGAAATATCATTGATGAAAAAATTCTGTTTGGAAGCAGATCCATCAGACTTATATCTGATTGATTTAGAGACTTTGTGTGCAGGATATTAAGGTATTATTGTTAGTAACCTCCAAATGTCCACTATAGTGTAACCACACAACTCACCAACCATGAGAAAGATTGAATCCCAAATGTGCAAAGCAGTTTCACAGTCTCTGAACTGGAAATCTGCAAACACTGAGGTAGTTTCCTCACAAGATGGACTGTCCACAGTGTATCTTCATGGCAACAAGATTGCTGAGATTGGTGATGATTATATGACCATCTTTGATGGTGGTTGGCAATCCACTACCACTAAATCCAGACTTAATGCACTTTGCCAAGAATTTTGTGTAGATGGTGAAGGAGTTTTCCAGAAAGATTTCAAGTGGTTTGTTCGTAAGTTTGTTGGACAATCCTCTATCACTGGTAAAGTCTTCAATGTAGATGATTTCACTAATGGTTATACTTTTGCCTGAGTTATGTTCTATCTCTTAACTGTTATTATCTTCATCTTCTGTCTCACAACCTCATGAAAATTGTTCTTCTGATTGTTGTTGGTGTTCTTCTTTGGAACAGTGACAAAGCAAGAGAATTCACAGCAGAACAACTCAACAATGCTTCTGAATTCATTTCCCCTGATAAGACTAACTCCTTCACAATTAAGTTCTGATGACTGTTTCCAATCTCTCTAAAATCAAACCTAAGTTTCGTACTAGTGGCAACATCACTGGTAACTTTGGAAAGACAAAAGTTAAGGCAGGTAGTTCACTCAATGATATAGGATATTCTGATAAAGAGAATATCAAGGTAGTCAGAAAGAGTGAATATATTGATAGACTTTATAAGGCAATGGATACAACAACTGATCCTAAAATCAAGAAGTTCTGTTATCTACAAATCAGGGACTATATGATTCAAACTGGTAGATGGTCTAGTTGATTATGTGGGGCATATGTGTTAGACTATGTGGAGCACATATGTGACCCATATATAATGCCTTTCTCCTCTAAGTATGCTAATCTGGGTAAAACAATCAAGACCAGAATTCCAGAGAGTTGCTATCATCATGTCATCTATATCCTGGATGAATATGAAAGGATTGCTGAGTTAAAAGGCACCATCTATTTGGAACAAATGCAAGGAAGATTGGAGGAGAGTTTGAGTAATATAAAATGACTATGTGCCCCACATAAGATGTCTGTCTGGGGCACACATCTGGGGCACATAAGTTATATGGGGCACATGGAAATAAATGTGTAATTAAATGTACTTAAGTCTTTTTTTATGCTCTTATAAATGTCTCTTCTTGTTGTTATCTTAGGCTGCATTATATCATCAACTCTCTGAAATGTCAAGAGGACCAGTATTTTTTCTGTCCACCATGTGCCCCACATAAAAAACATTGACACACCAAGGATTTCAGAGTATAATGTTAGTAACCTCCAAAGGTCTTCTATGATGTAAGCACACTGATTCTGATGAGTTCTTATCAACAACTGCTGAACAGCATTGATGCACTGAAGGCAGAAGGTCACAAGAAAGTGACAGTAACTGTGCTGCCCTCTGGTATCAACAGGAACAGAAAATCTATGTGGGCCAAATAGAATCTATGTGGGGCACACTAAATCTATGTGGGACACATATGTGGGGCACATAGATATAGTTTCTAACAGTCCTTGGATGACTCAAAACTCATCACACATTCACACACTAAATCACACAAACTCATGCCTAAGTCTATCATGATTTCTATGCTCCGTCAAGGGCAAACTGGTGAGGACATTCTTAACATTC